CATCAACAGTGTTTGTATCTCCAAACAATATTCCTAACAACGTAGGCACTATCTGGACTCCACAAGCTGGTTCTTATAGCGCTAGCGGTCCTACTGTTGCTACAGTTCCTACAGCTGATGCTTCTGGTACTATTTATCGTGGCGCTGTATTCTTATTGCCACAAGCTTCAAATATTCAAAATATTTACTTTGACTACCTATCACAGCCAACTGATGGCTCATCAAACGTAGCTACTGTAGTTAACGTATTCATTTCTAACCAGTTTGTTACCTCTTCTACTGGCGCAGTATATGGTAGCGTTGCAGCAAACACTACTACCGCAATTGGCCGTACTATTGCAACCTATACCGCAAGCCAATATGCTAACGTTCAATCTACATTGCAAGATGTACAAAACGTTCAGCCCGGCAATCAGCCAACATGGTTTAGCCAAGTGGTTGTAACAATCCAAATGCTTGGATCAAGCTTGGGCGCTCCAGTTAGCGGTAAGATGGGCATCACATTACAATATGCTCAGTCTGATACCAATATTGGAACAAGTACAACCTATCCATACGGTAACTTTGACTAATAATCCGATGGGGAACTTCGGTTCCCCTTTTTAAAATTTAAGGAGATATTATGTCAGCAGGATGGAGTTTATTGAATTTCTTTTCGCCCAACACTCAAACGGGTGCTATGGGTACACAAACGGCCTCTACCCCATTAACGGGTATTGATGGCGCAGCACAATTTATCGCTCCTCAGCGTCTGCGTGACGTTGTAGGTAAGCTTAAAGTTTCACAGTCCCAAAACATTTATGACGCTGACTTTGAGTACGGCGTTCAACCATTGCGTTGGGAACAGTTTATTCAAAACGTATCTGGTCAAGCCTACATTGTTCAAAACCCCGGTTTAGGTGGTGTATCAATGAATATTGGTGGTGGCAATACTCCCGGTGATATTACTATTCGTCAATCACGTCCTTACCATCGCTATCAGCCCGGTAAGACGATGTATATGGCTTCTAACGTTAACTTTGGCTCATCAGTTAGCGGTCAAACCCAACGTGTTGGTATTTTTGATGACTCCAATGGTATTTTCTTTTTGCAAAGTGGCGCACCTTATCCCGGTAATCCATATGCAATGTATTGCGTAATTCGCTCTGATTCAGGTGGTTTGCCAGTAGATCAAGTATTCCCAATGGAAGCTTGGAATGGTAACAAGAATATTATCAATGCAATTGACTGGACTAAAGTTCAGATGATTTGGATGGAATATGCTTGGTATGGTGCTGGTGCGCTTCGTTGGGGTGTAGTTATCAACGGTGAGCCATGGGTTATCCATCAAGTTGGTACTGGTAACGGTGTGGTAAACGGCACGGCTCAGGTTAAACCTTGGAGCCGTACTGGTAATTTACCAGTTCGCTACGAGCAACGTGATAATGGCTCTTCTGGTCAATCTTTAATGACCCACTACGGTGTGTCAGTATTGGTTGAGGGCGGCATTGATAAACAGCGTGGATTTACCTATTCTTATGGTAACTATGCGGCTTCTCAACAGCGTAGCTTGACTGGTGCAGTAACTCGTTATCCAGCCATGTCTTTCCGCATGAGAGCAGTTGGCTCAGATATTTTTGACCAAACTAACGCTGCGGCTACTGGCGGTACTCCACAAACTTTAACTATTAGTGCTGCTACTCCAGCTATTAGCTCTGTAGTTGGTCAAGCAAGCGGTGGTCAAGCTTTGGTTACCTTTGCATCTCCTCATGGATATGCAGTAACCAATCCAGCTAACGCTAATAGCCCAGCTCAATATATTACTTTAAGTTCATTTACTGAAACTGCATCTATTACTGGCTATTCGATTGCCAGCGCAACATTAACAGTAACCACAATTACTGCTGGCGCTATTCAATCTGGTATGTCATTGACTGGTACTGGAATTGCTTCTGGAACCACAATTACTTCGCAATTAACCGCAACTAGCGGTGCTGTTGGTTCACAAGCATACTCTAGCGGTGGCGCAATCGGTTCTAGCGTTGTTGTATTGGCGGCAGGTACTGGATTTGCAGTGGGTCAATTAATTGCTGGTACAGGTATTCAAGCAGGTACATATATTACCGCTGTTAATGGTGCAACCATTACTGTAAACAAAACATTTACAGCACAAGTTGCTGGTACAGTTACATCATATGCAGTAGGTGGTGTTGGTACATATCAGTTAAGTTCCTCGCAAACTGGTGTATCTGGCACTTTAACTGCTACCACAACTTACGCAGCACAAACTTGGTTGATTCAGTCTGTTCCAACAACAAGCACAATGATTCTGCCAATCTTGTTGGCAAACGGTGCTACATTGACTTCTACTCCAACTGCAACATATTGGGGTGCAAATCAATGGGTTGGTAAGTCGGTTTACTATCAGGCAGCATTGCCAAGTCTTACTGGCGCAGCAATCGGAGCAGCCACTGTCATTGGTGGCGTAACTCAATTCCCTGTAACTTTAAGTTTTGCATCAATCACTAGCTTGGCAACCAATAACGTTATTACCATCTCTGGCGCAGCACCTACCCAGTACAATGGTATTTTTAACGTAACAGCGCTAAATGCTACTCAGGCTCAGATCTATTTACCATCTAGTCCGGGCGCAATTACATTGGCTGGCCAGACTATTACATCGCCATATACAGGCCGTATTACAAGTAATACAACTTCTGCTATTACTTTTGGTGACATAGTTACTGGAAACCCATTGCCTAATGCACCAACTGCTGGCTGTTCATATCAGATTGGCTTGATTGATCGTGGACAGTTATTGCCACAGACATTGTTGACCAATACCAGCCAAACTGCTTTGATTGAGTTGATTGCTAGTACGCCAACCAACCAGTTGTCATTACAAAGCGCATCATTCAAACCTTTAAATACACTTGGTTCATTTAACTCATTCGCTGAAGTAGATTTATCAGCAACTGGTTTAAGTGGTGGTGAAGTAGTTTACGCATTTTCAACTCCAAATAATGCACTGCAACAATTGGATTTGACAAACTTCTTCCCTGTATTGACCAACATTAAAGGTAACGTAGCTGATATTTTGACGGTAGCTATTACAACTACAACTGGTACAGTAGTTCAAGTTAACGTAGTTTGTCAGGAAGCGATGGCTTAATATGGCTAAGACTCCAGCTTGGCAACGCAAGGAGGGGAAGTCTCCCTCCGGCGGCTTGAATGCCAAAGGTAGAGCCTCAGCCAAAAAAGAAGGCATGAATCTTAAAGCACCCCAACCAGAAGGCGGATCACGCAAGAAATCATTTTGCGCCCGCATGGAAGGGATGAAAAAGAAGCTTACCTCTTCTAAAACTGCAAGCGATCCAGATAGCCGCATTAATAAATCTTTAAAAAAGTGGAAGTGCTAATGGAATCAATTATGCAATTTTGGAATGCGTTACTGACAATCGTTGTTGGAGCAATCGGATACTTTGTTAAAGAAAAGTTTAATGAATTAGACCGTGTAACTATTTTGGTTAATAAGACTCGTGAAGAAATGGCAAGAGACTATATTACTAAACAAGAAGTTCGCAATGATATGCAACAAATTATTGACCGATTTGATAAACTAGAAGCTAAGTTAGACCGCTTCATTGAAGGACATAAATAATGCCATACGAAGAAACCGGTAGTCAAAAAGCTAAGCGAGAAGCTTACATGAAAGCCAATAAAGAGCGTGGCATTCGTCAAGAAGCAGAACGCGATTACAAGTTATTTGGCACTACTGAGCAAAATATTCCACAAGTCAACCCTATGGGCGACGTTACAGCTCCTGCGGCTACCGGCATGAAAAAAGGCGGTAAAGTGTCTTCAGCATCTAAGCGTGCAGATGGTTGTATTGAAAAAGGCCACACTAAAGGACGTTTTGTATAATGCCAAGTGTCTCTAAAAAGCAACACAATTTGATGGAAGCAGTTGCGCATAATGCGAAATTTGCTAAGAAAGTAGGTATCCCTCGCTCTGTCGGTGAGGATTTTGTAAAGGCCGATAAGGGCAAATCTTTTAAAAAGGGTGGCGATATGAAAATGAAAGAAACAATGGGTCCACGCAATATGTCGAAAGACGTAGAAGCTGGTTCAAACAAGCATCGTAAATTTGGTCAATCTGATGTTCAAAAGCGCGGTTTAACCCGTGGTATGAATTTAGGTGATACTGGCAAGACCGAGCCAATTGAATCTGAAGGCAACATGAAGTCTTTTGAATCTTCAATGAAAAAAGGCGGGAAAGTTAAAAAGATGGCTGCTGGTGGAATGACTAAGTTCCCAGTAGAAAAAGGCGAAATGGCTCCTTCTAAAAAGGGTATCAAACCATTTGGTCAACATCCAGATCAAGAGCGCGGCATGACTCGTGGAACCAATGTCAAAATGGCTGGTAACGATATTGGTAATGGCGCTCCTGTTAATACCAAGAAAAAAGGTGGTATGGTTAAGAAGATGGCTTCTGGCGGTACTGCATCATCCCGTGCTGATGGTATTGCACAAAAGGGAAAAACCCGCGGTAAATATTGCTAATAAAGGAAAAATTATGAAAATGGATCACGCACCACTATCTAAAGATATGCAAGCTGAAGAGCATATGATTCACCCAGACCATATGGAAAAGCATTATGGCGGCGATGGACACGCTCAACATCATGAGCATTTCAAGAAACACGCTGCTGGTCACAAATTGCACCATGAACACGTTAAAGCAATGTGTGGCGGTGGTTATGCTAAGGGCAAGAAGTAATGATGGCGAGTCGAGGAATGGGCGCAGTAAGCCCTTCCAAAATGCCTAAGAAAAAGGTTATCCATCGTACGGATAATCCGAATGATGTTGACCTTTTTGCTAAAGGCGGCGAAGTTTGGGATAAGCCACGTCCAAAAGGATTAGGCAAATCTAAGAAGCTATCACCAGCCAAAAAAGCTAGTGCCAAGGCTATGGCTAAAGCAGCTGGCAGACCATACCCAAATCTTGTAGATAACATGAGAGCCGCAAGGAAAAAATAATGGCTGAAAAATGGATTCAAAAGGCTATCAAAAAGCCCGGTGCATTAAAAAAAGAATTAGGCGTTAAGGAAGGCAAGACTATTCCTGCTAAGAAACTAGCTGCTGCTGCAAAAAAGCCCGGCAAGTTAGGGCAGAGAGCTAGATTGGCTGAAACCCTTAAAGGCATGAAGAAAAAATAATGGCATATACCAGTGGTAATTCTACATTTAACCTTGACCTCACTGAGCTTGTAGAAGAAGCCTTTGAGCGTTGTGGCTCGCAGTTACGCACTGGATATGATCTTCGCACAGCAAAAAGGTCTATTAACCTATTAACGATTGAGTGGGCTAACCGAGGCATTAACTTCTGGACAGTAGAGGAAATATCTATTCCTTTGGTATATGGCCAAGCTATATACCCTGTCGGCGCAGATACGATTGATATTTTAGATTTGGTTACTCGCACTAATAACGCTAGCGCATCTAATCAGCAAGATATCAACCTAAACCGTATCTCTGAGTCTACCTATTCTACGATTCCTAACAAACTAACCTATGGTCGTCCTATTCAAGTTTGGTACAACCGTCAAACTGGTAATTCTAATATTTACGCTGGCGTAACTTTGGCTGCTACTTTGACCCCATCAGCTACCACAATTACCCTTAGCTCAACCTTTAATATGCGGTCTACTGGTTTTATCCAAATTGACAATGAGATTATTGGATACGTCAATATTTCAGGAAACCAGCTTTTAAACTGCTACCGTGGACAGTACAATACTACAGCGGCGTCACATAATGTCGGAGCAGCGATTTACGACCAACAATTACCTAGCTTGGCAGTATGGCCTACCCCAGATAATGGAACGCCGTATACGCTCGTTTATTGGCGCATGAGACGGGTTCAGGACTCTGGAACTGGTGTTTATGTTCAAGATATTCCATTCCGTTGGATTAATTGTTTGGTGGCTGGATTGTCATATTATTTGGCTATGAAGCTGCCTAATATGGATATTCAGCGCGCAGCAGGGCTTAAAGCGGAGTATATGACTCAGCTTGAGCAGGCAATTGAAGAAGATAGAGAAGACGTATCAATTAGATTTGTACCTCGTAACTTGTTTTATTCGAGGTAAGTATGCCAACTAAGTATGCTAGTGGCAAACACAGTATTGCGGAATGTGACAGATGTGGTCAACGATATAAGTTAGTAGAATTAAAAAAGCTAACCATTAAGACCAAGCAAGTCAGTATTAAGGTTTGTCCTGAGTGTTGGGATCCAGATCAGCCACAGTTGCAACTTGGCTTGTATCCAGTGAACGACCCACAAGCAGTGCGCGAACCAAGACCTGATATTAGTTATTATGCATCTGGTCCAAGTGGATTGCAGACGCAACAAGGTGGCGGTAACAGCCCATTACAGGCAGGTTATCCAGAAGGTGGTAGTAGAGTAATACAGTGGGGATGGTATCCTGTAGGGGGTTCTAGCGGCATAGATAGAAACCTTACCCCCAATTATTTAGTGGGAAAAGGCAACATTAATTCAGTAACAATTACGACAGCGTAGGAGTAAAAATGGCAATGCAAAAACAACGTGGTGTTAAAACTGACGAACCCTTTAACCCAAAAAATGTAGAAGACAATATGAAAAAAGGTGGAAAAGTTATGGAAAAAGAATCCAAAAAAGCAGATATGAAAATGGACAAAATGGTCGCTGATAAAGAGATCAAGAAAGCCATGAAAGAACACGATGCTCAAGAGCATCCCGGAAAGCATACCAAGCTTAAACTCAAAAAGGGTGGCATGGATGTTAAGAAAATGGCTAAGGGTGGTGTAACCCAGTCTAACCTACGCAGCATGGGTCGCAATATGGCTCGTGCTACAAATCAAAAGTCTAGCTCAAGAGGTCGTTAATATGGCAACCGCAAAGAATGTAAAACCTACCACCAAGAATAGCCCAGCTATCAAAACTGGTAAGGCTCCCTATGACAAACCTGCAAGTGACTATGCGCGCCCACACACAATGGCTGGCAAAATCATTGATGGTAATGAAGTAATGGAAATGGGCGATTATGCTACTGAGAAGTCCGCAAAAACCGCTAATATTAAAGATCCATTACCAGCAAGCGCTGTAAGCTGGGGCAAAGGCACAACCAAAGAAGACGGACAAGAAACCCGTGGAAATGGCGCTGCTACCAAAGGTCGTATTGCTCGTGGACCAATGGCGTAATAAATGAACTACGAAACGTTATATAACAACATTCAAACCTATGCCCAGACGTCAGAAACGACGTTTGTGGCAAATATTCCATTCTTTGTGGAACAGGCTGAAACACGCATATATAACGCAGTACAAATTCCATCCCTGCGCAAAAATGTTACAGGTAATTTAACAGCTGGAAACCAGTATTTAACTTTGCCGTTTGACTGGTTAGCCACCTATTCTATTGCAGTAGTAGATAGCAGTGGAAACTATACTTACCTACTTAACAAAGATGTTAACTTTATCCGCGAAGCGTACCCTAACAACGGCACAAGCTCTTGGTCTTTACCTAAGTATTACGCTATTTTTGGCAGCTCTACTAACAATGTCAATGAATTGACCGCAATTGTTGGACCAACACCGGACTCATCCTATAACGCAGAATTACACTATTTCTACTATCCAGTGTCTATTGTTCAAGGCGTAATTGCTATTTTGAATACTACATTCACAGCTGGAACCCTATATTCTCCGGGCTTATATCAAAATGTCCCATTAACCGGTGGCTCTGGATCTGGTGCTACTGCTGACATTTTGGTCAATGCATCTGGTAACGTTTCCACATGCACCATCCAAAACGGTGGTAGTTTTTATACTTCAACCGATATTTTGGGGGTTTCCGCTTCTTCTGTAGGCGGCACTGGATCAGGGTTTGCAATAGGAATCCAACAGCTTAATAACCCATCTGGTCAAAGCTGGTTGGGCGACAATTACGATCCAGTCCTATTTTACGGATCTATGCGCGAAGCTATGCTATTCCAAAAGCAGGAACAAGATATTATTAAATATTACGAAGATAAGTTTCAAGAAGCCCTGTCTGAGATCAAGCGCCTTGGTGATGGTCTTGAGCGTGGCGATGCTTACCGCGATGGTCAAACTAAACTTATGGTTAAAACCTAATGCCTATCGTACAAGGACAAACTACATTATTTAAAGCCAACATTTTGTCTGGTTTGGAGAACTTTACCCTAACTTCCCCATATACATACAAAATAGCTCTTTATAACGGCAACGCCAATTTGAACAATACGACCACGGCCTATACTTCAACAAATGAGGTTGTTGCGCCCGGCTATACCGCCGGTGGTCAAGCATTAACCATAGCCAATCCTCCTACCCAAGATACGACCAATAACATCGCTTATATATCGTTTAATAACGTTTCTTGGTCTGGAGGTCTTTCCGCAAATGGGGCGTTAGTTTATAATAGCACCACTGGAGCGGCGTGTTTTATTTTGAATTTTGGTAGCACAATTACCAGCTCAAATACGTTTACCGTTACGTTCCCAACGGCAACATCAACAACAGCAGTACTGACAATTAGTTAAGGAGTTTTATATGGAAAAAGCAAAATTTGGAGATATCAGTACCGCTGCGGTTACTCGTAATGCTGCGTCTGACAACTCTGTAGGTTTCGAGGGATTCTACGATGTAGTATGCTACGATGCACAAGGCAATCTTAAGTGGGAAGACAGAGCGCCTAACTTGGTGACTGCTGCTGGAAAAAATGCTCTATTTGATTACTATTTTGGCTCAACTGGTACTGGTGGCGGCACTTCTTCTGGTGCTAATTACCTTGGATTGGTAGGAAGCGCTTCAGCTACTGCTAACTATTTCCCATCAGATACTATTTCTAGCCATGCTGGTTGGATTGAAGTTGGCGGATCTAATGCACCTGCATACACTGGCACACGTCAAGCTCCAAACTGGACAGCATCTACAAACAACGGATCTGCTGCTGGTAGCAACATTACATCCAAAGCTGCTTCTGCATTGACATTTACATTTACAAGTGGTGGTACTGTGTTTGGTTGCTTTATCAACTCTGGCGCATCTGCATCTGCTACTAAAGATTCTACCTCCGGCGTTTTATATAGTGCTGGTAGCTTTACCGCAGGAAGCAAAATTGTGTCAACCGGCGACTCATTAGCAGTTACCTACACAACTACCGCAACGTCTTAATTTAGGAGCCAATTATGGCTTTAGTATTAGCTGATAGAGTACAGGAAACTACGACCAGTACAGGGACAGGCTCAGTCATTTTGGCTGGGGCTGTCAATGGTTACCAATCATTTACTGTTGGCGTAGGTAATGGCAACACTTGCTATTACACCATTTATGACAATACATCCTTTGCATGGGAAGTAGGTATTGGCACATATACAACATCTCCTAACACTTTAGCCCGTAATACGATTCTATCTTCAAGCAATAGCGGTTCAGCAATTAATCTTGCTGGTAATACTGCGGCAGTATGGGTAGATTATCCATCAGGAAAATCTGTTTATAAAGATGCAAACGGAAATGTATCAGCAAATAGCTTTACTCCCGGATGGA